CGCCAACAAGCCATGGATTGACGCCATCTATGCACGCTGCGCAGCGCGGACACAAAAACGAGACGATGCTGACATTGCCAAGGCAAATCGCAAGTTGATGCGGAACAAGGTTCCCAAGCTGCTAGATGCCAACGGTAAGGACCGCACCAAGTGCATATTGTTGATAACCGAGGGAGACAGTGCCAAGACCATGGTGTCGGCGGTGCGCGATCCGGAAGTACACGGTGCATTGCCATTGCGTGGAAAGATCCTTAACGTCCGCGGAGAAAGCGCCAAGGATGTCATCGCTAACCAGATCATTGGTGATCTGATGACGGCGGTTGGCATTGGCATTGGGCAGAAAGCGGATCGGCGAGAAATGAGATATGGAAAGATCTATCTCGCGGCCGACCAGGATCCCGATGGTGCTAACATCACGGCATTGTTGGTGAATTTCTTCTATCTGCATTGGCCAGAACTGTTTGATCCCAAGCAACCCCCGGTCTTCTACGTGTTCCAAACACCGTTCATCATACAGGAAAAGGGCAAGAAGCGCCATTATTGGTATGCGGACGACTATCACGAGTACAACCCTGAGGATTGGAAAGGAGCACCGAAGCCCACCAGGGCCAAGGGACTTGGCAGCCTTGAGAGGATGGACTGGGTGCATAGCTTGGCCAATCCTCGGCTGATACCATTGGTGGATGATGGAAAGCTCGCCGAAGCGCTGGACCTTATTTTTAATGGGTCTCGTGCTGATGATCGCAAGGCGTGGGTGGCGCTGAACTAGCGATGGGCGAGTTCATATACCTTACCAGCTTGGATCACTCGAAATGGTTCATACCTGACGTTACCACGGGCATAGAGATCGGCAAGGAAGTCCTTGAGTCTCGCCGTGGCAAGCAGTTTGAGATACGCCGATGGATCGAACATAATTGCAAGGGGCGGGTATGGATGTGGAACAAGGTGGATGCGCCTGCTCTTGGACAGCAGGATTGGGGAGACATGATTGCACCCCGCGGTAATGGGGTATTCTTCTTTGAGGATGAGGAGGATCGCATCCTCTTCTACCTAACATGGGCATAAGGATGGTGTTGTGCCGGTTTGGCATTTCAAACGATTCCGAACACGATGACTATAACATCCATCAGATCGTTATCAATGCGATTGGGGATAAACTGGGATGGTTTGATCGTAACTATCCACAATTGTCAATCATGCGCAGAACGACATATGATGCCGCGCCCGATCAGATGGTCTATGAATATTATGTGGATTTTCCTGACATGGAAAGCCTTACCCATTACACGCTAACACACGGATACGAGGACATGACGAAATGACATATGCTGATACAACATCCTTCATCAAGGAAACCAGCCGGGAGTATTCGATATACGTTTGCCAGAGCCGAGGCATTCCAATGATTTCCGATGGGCTCAAGGATGCACAACGCAAGGCCCTGTTCGTGATCAAACCTAAGGGAGATAAGATCAAGACCATCTCTCTGGCAGGTGAGCTGATCAGCTCGAACATCTATCTACACGGCGATGCATCGGCAGCCGATACGCTTAGCCTGATGGCCGCACCATATTGCAACAATGTTCCGTTGTTGCATGGAATCGGTGCATTCGGAACCAGGGTTGGACCGAGCGATTGGGGAGCACCACGTTATACCTATCTTAAGAAAAGCCAGCACACTGAAGCATTGATATACCAGGACTACGACATCATTCCTCTCAAGGAAAACTATGATGGATCGGTCCTTGAACCCAAACATTTCCTCCCGCTGATACCATTGGTGTTGCTCAACGGAGTGAGTGGCATTGCCGTTGGATGGAGCACTGAAATCCTACCGCGGGGGTTCACGGACCTGGTTGATGCCACGCTTGCTGCGATCGACAACAAGAAAACGCTGCCAGATCTCCTGCCAAAATATGAATATCTTGGATGCACGGTACGAGGCATCGGGGACAATGCATACGAGTTCACCGGCAAGGTCACCATCGATGGCAGCACCGTGATCGTCAATGAATTGCCTCCTGATCTCAGCCTTGAAAAATTCAAGGCACGCTTGAACAAGATGGAGGATGAGGAGCAGATTCAGACCTACATCGATCGCAGCACCGAGGCGATCCATGTTGAGGTGCGATTCAAGCGAGGATCGATCGTCGGCTGGACCGAGGCAAAGGCCATTGAATTCCTCAAGCTGCGCAGCAAGACCACCGAGCGCATCGTGGTCCTTGATTGGGACGGCAACGCCATCAAGCAATATGAAAGCGCCGCACAGGTCATTCGTGATTTCGTGGAATGGAGGCTGGGATTCTATTCCTTGCGATATCAGAAGATGATCACCGATGCAACGTATCTGCTCAACTGGAATTTCGCGCTGAAGGCATGCTACGATAAGGGATTGCCATCATTCCTGCCCAAGGCAGAAAATCGTGCTGAGATCATTGATAAAATAACGGCGATAACCGCAAAGATCTCCATCGACGCATCGCAAGTTGACAGGCTTGCAGCACTGCCAAGCTATCGCTGGGCAAAGGATGCATACGACGAGGTGGTCAAGAAAATAGCGGAACTCGAATCAACCATTGCCGAGTACCAAGCGATTCTTTCTGATCCTGCAAGAATCCGTGCCATTTATCGACAGGAGGTAGCAACTCTCAAAAAGCTACCAACTATCACCCGATAAATATTGGTATGAAAGCAACAGACCTAAAGTCTCCCCGTAAAGAAGGAGCCGGGTGCATGTTGGTGTCCCTTGACACCAACAAGTTCCTATTGATACAGAGAAGCCAGCACGTCCCGGCACCGATGACATGGTCATTGCCGGGAGGCGGGGTCAACGATGGAGAATCGCCCGACTCGGCTGCCCGGCGAGAAGTAATGGAGGAGATTGGTTTTGATCTCGGGGACCGTCCTCTTGGATTGATATATGTCAACGAGGTTCACGCTCCTCGTTTTAGATTCTATACCTATGCTGCTGCGGTTGATAAGGAATTTGACCCAACATTGAACTGGGAAAGCATGGATCACAAATGGTGCAACCTTGATGATCTTCCGGCGCCGTTGCATTGGGGTCTCTCCCAGTTATTGTCACACGCCCGTGCAGGAAAAAAGCTTGCGAACTTCATAGACAAACGCAAAGAAGAAAGATAACCCGGTCAGTACCACACGGTTCGATCGTGCAACGCACCTTCAAGCAACGGTTGACATTGATGCCTGTCCGTTGTAAATTCCTCACATGGAGAATCTAATGGAACTCTTGGATCCGAAGAAGGTAGCATCCCTGCTGGAAGATAGCAAGGATGCGCTTATCGGCGTTAGTGGCGGTGTTGATAGCATGGCATTGCTTTCATGGTTTGCAAGTAACAAGGATCGCATGCCGTGCCGTATCAGGGCAATGCATGTTGACCATGGGGAACCGATGGCAGCTGAATGGGCCGAGTTCACCCTAGAGGCATGCCAGGATCTCGGCGTGCCTTGCGAAGTGGTGAAGGTGGACATCACCATCTTTGGCAATAACTACGAATATGCTGCCCGCCAGGCACGATATCGGGCATTTTGCCAGAGCGGTGCCGATACCATCATCCTTGCACATCACGCCAATGATCAGTGTGAGAGTTTCTTCCTCAAGCTGTTTAGGGGAAGCGGGGTCAAGGGCCTTAAGGCCATGTCACATCGATCTCCGTGCTGGTATGATACCAACGTTGATGTGGTCCGACCGATGTTAGACCTAACCAGGAGCCAAATCGCCGAATGGGCAGAGGATAATTCCGTACCGGTAATTGAGGATCCGAGCAATGCGGACGTAAAGCACGATCGCAACTACATCCGCCATTGCATCTGGCCGGTGATCCAGGATCGGTTTGATATTGCCGACATTAACATCAGCCGGAGCATCAAGCATCTTTCCGAATCATGGGAATTGACCAACATGCTGGCCAATCAGGATATTTCACTGGTGACCATTGCAGACGGAACGCTTGAATGGACCAAGGTTCGAGATCTAGGATACCATCGCATCAAGAACATGTTGCTGCGTATCCTTGAACGGGAAGGCATTTATAGTTTCAGCATCAATCACATTGAGCAGTTTGCACAAGGACTGCTTGATGCCGATTACGATAGCCGCAATGAGTTGAGCCTTAAGGGTTTCACCATGAACAAGATCGGTAAGCGGATCCATGTCTCAGCAAATCAGCGCCGGGCCGCCTGAGCAACGTCGTACGGTATCCGCCAGGCGGCGGGCCAAACATGATGTTGCCAAGGAATCCCGTAACCAGCGGTTTGGAGAGAAGATATACGGCATCGTACATGAGCCCGTGATACCATCTGGCATCATCGGAGTATGGGATCCGCCTGGCTATCTTCGTAGTAGGCGTACCGCGGCCCACTCTGCAACCGTTATGAATGACGGCATTGATCGAAAGCTCGATCTTCGATGCTTCTACACCGGGGTTGCGTGCTATCCGCCTCCGGCCAAACCGATGGTTGGATGGAATCATGATCCTCGGAAGGAACCATGGTTGGGTACAAGGGACCATCTCGTCCCGGCCCGTCGAGAAGTCTCCGGTTGTCCAATCATCATTGGTAATCATCCGCCCAGCATGGTCTGGTCGTCAAACATGGTCAATGTGGTGTTTGGCCTTACTCCACTTGCCATCAAGCTCAAGATACGCACCTGGTTAATGACAGTGCCGTATGATCGCAATGACACATCCGTGGATGCCGGCAACAATATCAAATGGTTATTGATCAAGATGTTGGATGAATTCCGGATAAATGGCAGATATCCGTGGAGCCGCCGACAGGATGGGCGGTGGTGGTTTCCTGAGGTATCCACGCCGTTCATGTCGAGAATGTGGAAGATGGAACAGCAATTCCTCTGCATGGATGATGAATCTCGTGATGAGTGGATTCGCAAATTCAGCTGGCAATTCTAGACCACGACGGTTGATATCACGCATGCTTAGGAATGACAGCTCCTTCAGCATTGGTGGTGATCCCAACAACGGGCGCCAATACCCTTACGCAGGCCATAGACAGCGTTCTCAGACAAACGCACCCTAATACCGATCTGTGGGTGGTGATCGATGGTCCTCAATTCTTGGATCGTGCCCGGGCCATCACCAACAACTATCCAACCGTGAAGACCATGTGCCTGCCGGTCAATACCGGGGCAAATGGATGGTATGGACATCGCATCTACGCCGCGGTCAGCTATCTATTTGATCATGATTATGTTCTCTATCTCGATCAGGATAACTGGTTTGAGACCAACCATGTTGAAACCATGGTGGGAGCATGCCAGACCAATGGATGGCAATGGTGCCACGGTTTGCGGAAGATACACGATGCGGCTGGCAATTACATATGCGATGACGATTGCGAAAGCCTCGGACGTTGGCCGATATATCTAAGCGACCAGCATTTCTTGGTTGACACATCAACCTATTGCATACGACGGGAGGTCATGATAGGAATGGCACCAGCGTGGTACAGCGGCTGGGGAGGAGATCGCAGATTTTATGCCGCCATTTCCCAGCATGTTCCTCAATTTGGATGTACAGGGAAATCAACCGTTTGCTACCGGCTTGACGGAAATCCTGGATCGGTTAATGCTGATTTCTTCCTGCAAGGTAACGCAGTCATGCGTCAGAGACATCCTGGTGGTTTTCCATGGCGAGCCTGAGGGTGTACAAGGATGAACATAACATAACCCAACACAACATACCCGAGAGAACGTGGAAGGCTGGTTCCAGTCTCGATTACGCATCGGTGTGATGAGTGGATACAAGACCGAATCAGGCGAGTTCAAGGAATGGAAAACCCGATGCATCGGACATGTGGTGGTACAACCAGAGTTGATTGATGACAAATACCTAATCCCAACATGGTATGCATACTTTGAAAATGAATGTGATCTCTTCAACTATCTATTGACATTTGATGAGGCACCTGCACGGCAGCCGGACGTTGATATTGGCATGTTCTATGCTCCATACGTACCCCCGACCGTTACCTCGGTCATCAACTATGGCAACGTCACACCGGTGACGTTCAACACGAGATATGGAGAGGTCAACGTGGTGTCAGATGGCACCAGCGACGGCGATGGCGGCATGTAGGCACTGCTCTAGCAATATCTTGTTGGAAAGATCATCCGCTGCTTCCGCTATGCGAACATTGGCGGCAAGATCATTCATGAGATCCAGATATTCTGCCTGAGATATCTGGCCCGTCTGTAGGGCTTGTTGGAACTGCAATGCCCGTGTTGCACCGCTGGCAACCATGGCAGATGAATTGGCTGATAGGAAATTCAGCGCGTCTAGAACCTGGCTCATATCCTTGGTTTTCCTCCCTCGGCGTGCAACATCGTACGCGCACCGTTGTTCATGTTGGTGATCTTTTCTCGGCAATAGAATTGGCTGACATTGCCAGCATCGAGCCTCTTGCCAAATCCATCAATCTCTTCCATCAGTGCCGTGATCATCTCGGTCACTTCCGGATCCTTGCGTCCTTGGCTGTGTTCAAGAACATGTATGGCATCCAATCTCATCTCACGTTGCGTTGATCGCATGGAGTCCTGTGTGGCGCATGCCGCTTGTGGATCTCTGGTGGCAACCACCAGATTGACCATCCTGTCGTAGTTTGTTTCGCTGAAACGGGCCGCACATGCGGACAGCAACAGCATGGATATGAATACCAGTTTCCTCATGCTGGTATTTAGTTGACCATATCTGGATTTACATGGTACAATATCCATGATGGTAAAGCTCTTCAATCTCATGGATCATCATCGCGTGGTGATATTTGGCTATCCTCGCTGTGGCAGCAAGCTGATAGCGGCTCTCCTAAAACAGAGCGGATATCATGTACACGGCGAATGGTATGACACATGGACCAGCCGGATGGAAGGATCACAACTGGTACGAATGACGGCCAGTGATCAACGGATACGATATCTAAAAAACATAGAAAATCCAGGACGCCAGGGGTATCGTCATCTTCTTGAGACCACAAATCGACATTCGTTGTGTGATATCTCATATCGGAAATATGTCATCACCTTATGGCACGAAAACATCAGTCTTTTTCCGATGATGATGATGCAATATCAAGATCATTTCTGGTTATGTCCATATCGAAATAATTGGGATCAGCTGATCAGCAGGATGTTGATATGGTACAATGGAAATCCTGATGGTGAAACCGATAGCGAAATGATCACCATAGGACATGATGTGTTTTCCACCCAATATTGGAAACTGCAACAGGTTACTTCCATGCAGGGATGGTTGGTTAAGAATGGCAATGGGACATGGGTTGGATTTGAGGATGCCATACATGGACGGCTACCAGGAGTTGATACAGTGCTTAAAGTATCCACCTCGGACCAGCATGTCGATCCGGAATCATTGATTTCAAATCTCGATGAAATACGGAGCTTGTTTAATGATCTTGAAAACGAGAAAAAATGGATGCTATCCAACATGAACACAACTCCCTAGTATGTCAATAGACATAGACCCAAACAACGCATACAATAAAGCATGAAAAAACTCATAGTATTTTCCGGAGCCGGATTGAGCGCAGCAAGCGGAATACAGACATTCCGTGGCGGAAACGGTCTGTGGAATCAGCATCGAGTCGATCAGGTCTGTGACATGATGACATGGAAGGATAATCGACAGCTGGTACATGAGTTTTACAGCTCCAGGAGATTGGAGCTGGAATCCGTTGGACCAAACGCTGCTCATCACATGATCGCCAACTGGAAATCCAGATATGGTGAGCAGGCCGTCATACTAACACAGAACATTGATGATCTGCTTGAACGGGCGGGCTGTACCGATGTGGTACATCTACACGGATTACTCACTGACATGGAATGCCATGCGTGTGGCAATCGATGGAGCATCGGTTATTCTGATTGGAAATATGAAACCGACCGTTGTCCGAACTGTAACAGTTTCCGAGGAGTGAAGCCCGGTGTGGTCTTCTTCAACCAGCATGCACCTCTTTATGCACGGCTGCACAGGGAGTTCAAGCGCCTCACGCACGATGACACTGTCGTCGTGATCGGTACCAGCGGGCAGGTCATCAACATTGATTCGATGATCTTTGACAAGGCCGCATTTGCCGTTCTCAACAATCTTGAACCGAGCAACGACATTAACGAGCTATACTATAAAAGGGTGTTCTACAAGCCTTGCGTTGATGCAGTGGCCGAGCTGGACGCCATCGTGACCGAAAGGATGGAGAATGGAACAAAACAAGGTAAACCTTCCGGAGTTTGACAAGGACCCAGAGTTTTGGCAATCGTATTATGACAGTTGCCAGGAACGAGAAGCATGGAAGGATCCAAAGCTATCCCCTGACGAGTATTTACAGATATATAAATCCATGAAGGATCGGAAATCAGCATGCGGATAATCTTTTGCCTGCCCGGAAAAAACTTTAGCTCAAACTATTTCAATTCATGGATGGCCACCATCGCTGAACTTGGAAAGAAAGGCATCAGCTATGCATATAGCATGGGATACGATCCCGTGGTGTATTACACTAGAAATCTCATACTCGGGGGAGAAAACACCTCCGGTCGCCAGCAGAAG